CGGCCACATCACAGCGGGAAAAAAATCTAAAACGCTCAGAAGCTGACGAAAACGGATAAGCGCGATGGCGAAGAAGGCGAGAGGCAGACCGATCAAGGACGAGAGTGGAAAGACTCAGGACGAACTCGCGGCAGAGTCTGGGTATTCCTTGTCTACCTGGAAGGAGCAGCAGAAGAGGAAGGATCTCGGTGCAATGGCTGGGGCGGACCTGGCAGACGCAAAGCGCCGGGCAGAGACCGAGCGGATATACGTCGGGACCGGACGGGAGATCCGGCTCTTCGAGATACTGGACGAGAGGTTCCTGCCGAGGGACAAGGTAGAGGAGGGACTACGGGTTATCGGCGCAATCGAGAACCAGTACGACGCAGCGATCTGTTCTGAGCTTCCATCACTGCTGGCGGGTCTGAGTCCTGCCGACATGGAGAAGCAGTTGATCGCGTTTACTAATAGCTGGAAGGATCAACGGGCAGACAGCAAGTCAGCACTCTACAAGGAGTGCCGCGACTGCATCCAGAAGGAGTGGATCAGGGGCGATCTGAAGAAGGCCGTGGCGAAGCGAAAATGATATCTGATCTACTGGAAGTCTACGCGGACGCTACGCAGAAGCGTTCCGAGCTTGGCCCTGCCGAGTGGTGTCAGGAAAACGTGAAGCTGTTCAGATCGACTGACGCCAACAGCTACCGTCCCGAGTTCACCCCGTGGTGGACCGAGCCGATGAAGGAGATCCGGGACAACGGCAACAAGACCATCTGCATCACCACTCCGGTCGGGTCAGGCAAGTCCACCATGATCGAGGCGATCACCTGCAACATTATGGATGGCGATCCTGGTCCGATGCTGATCACCGGCCAGACGAATGAGGATGTGAGAGACTGGGCAGAGACAGGGTTGTGGCCAACACTAGCCGCCTGCGAACCGCTCAAGTCCAGGCTGCCCACGGCCCGGGGGAAGTGGCGCAAGATGGAGTTGGTGATTCCCCGCTCTCCTATCCACCTGACCGGCGCAAATATGTCAGGCCTCCAGTCGAAGTCAGAGAGATGGGTGATCGCTGACGAGTGCTGGATGTTCAGAAAGGGAATGTGTGGCGAGATGCTGAATCGACTCCACCGGCGCTGGAATGGTCGCGCCGTCCTCCTCGGGCAAGCCGGGTTCGTTGAGTTCGCCGAGAACGAGGAGGTGATCGGTGACGACTTCACGCTGCTTCATTATCAGGGCGAACAGAGGGAATGGCACTTCGAGTGCCCGGCCTGCAAGACACGCCAGGCATACAGCATGGACCAGGTGAGAGTCCCGGAGGATGGAACCCACTCCGAGCGTGCGTTGGCGATGACCTACGAGTGCTGCAACGAGGAATGCAGCGAGCAGTTCAAGGACGACAACCAGACCAGGCGGACGCTCTCTGACTCGTCGAGCTACGTCAAAACCCGGGACGCCATCCTGCCGGGGCACGTATCATTCCACCTCAATGCCTTCGCTCTCTGGCGATCACCTTGGAGCGAGATCGTGCTGGAGTGGTTGGTCGCCAAGGAGTCGATGAAGTCGGGACTGACCATGCCGCTGCAGCAGTTCACACAGAAGCAATTGGCTGAGCCCTGGGATGAGTCGATGACGATTGACCGGCCAGATCTGGACTTCCTGGAGGACGGTGAGAGCGTGGGGGACTTCGCGGATGGCGAGAAGATCGACGGCGAGGTGATACGCTTTGCCACTATTGACTGTGGCAGGGACCACTACTGGCTAGGTATAAGATGCTGGAGAGCGTCCGGCTCATCTGTCGGCATCTACTATTCCAAAGTTAACACAGAGGAGATGGTCAAGCAGATCTGCATCGACCGAGGAGTGCAGCCGAATCACACCTACATCGATTCCGGCTATGACGCCGGGCGGATCTATGATCTGTGCAAGCGGTTCGGCTGGGTCGCGATCAAGGGCGACTCTGCCCGGAGCTACAAGCACCGAAAGGCCGGGGGCGGAGTGGACGAGCGCCTGATGAGTCCTCGCAAGAGCATCATGTCGCCAGCCGGTGGTCGGGTTCCGCTCATCCACCTGGCTGTCGATCCGATCAAGGACATTCTGGCCCGGCTGAGATCAGGCCAGGGCGCCCGGTGGCAGGTGCCGCTGGACATCGGCGACGACTGGATCAATCAACTCGACTCTGAGGAGCGGAAGGAATTCGTTCACCAGAAGACTAAGCAGTTGATGACGAGGTGGGAGCGCAAGAAAAGGGCCAACCACGCATGGGACGTTGAAGTCTACCAGGTCGCAGCGGCCCTTATCTGGAAGGTGTTTAGCTAGCGCTTTTTTCTGAGCTTGCTGATCAAGGAGCGAATGAAGTGGGAGGGCGAGAGCTGTCCCCGGTGCTCGTCTAGTTTCTTCCAGTCACTGGCCGGGAGGGTAATCCCCCGGGTCGAGGCTTTTTGTTCTGGGTCCAGTGGTTTGCGCCCTGCTCCCTCCCTCGCCCCGCCGTGGTTTTTGCTCATAGGCACCGAGCGACTCCGGTTGCCACAATTATCTTGCGGGTATTTTCGAGAAGGTCAGGCTCGTCCTGCTCGGCCTCCCAGGGGAAGCTCACCTCGAACGTGAGGAAGGCTGTCTCTATCACCGACAGGATCGAGTCGGGGAGGTCTGCCAGGAGGTCCGCCATGTCTCCGATTTTGGATTGGTCATCCTTCGACCAGTAGGCGGGCTCAAGGTAGGTTGGCTTTCTTGTTTCTGTTTTCATTTCTTTGGTGTTGGTGGTGGTTAGGAGGAGATCGAGCGCGGGAGGATCTTCAAGGCGATGTCTCTTGCCGTAACACCATCGGGAAGCGGAGTGTCCCTACCTGCCTTCCATGCTGCCCAGGCAAGCGAGGTTTTCAAATACACGTTTCGCGTTCCTGCCTGACCCCGCAAGAATGCGGTTTTCAAACTCCCTGCACCGGGACCGGAGGTTCCCAAGTATTGCTTGTATACTTTTCTTTGCTCTTTCGTCATCAGTTCGTCCTTTCTGGTTGGGGTGGGGTTAGCGGGATTTGAGAACTTCCAGAATCTTGTCATGTGTGACTGGCACCGTTATCAAAACGTGATTAACGGCAGTCTCATGGCTCATCCCGTTGCCTATGCTGAGTTCATATTCTCCAACGATTCTGTCGCGGAGGATTGAGGTAACTGTCTCGGTTCTGGCGTTGGTCTTTTTCGTTTCCATGCTCAAAGCCTAACCCTTTCCCTTGATTCTGTCAAAGATTATTTCAAGGTATTTTAAGGTGAGGCAAGCAGCCTCCTATTTTTAGCCAATCGCAGAGAAGCCTCCCCACCGATTTCGACAACCCGTTGGAAAAGTTCAGAATCGGGACCGTTGAGGTGGAATCGGGTTGTTTAGGAAAGGTAAAATGTCCGGCGCTTGAGGACGGCCCGGAACATTTATCTAGCGCTGAAGGACAACGCTGGCGCGATCGCGCAACTGCGTAACTGGCGGACGGATCTAGCACTGGCCTGCGTCGATCCTGACCAGGCGCTGGAGACAACGAGTTTCACGCTCAACGGGCAGAGCGGTGCCGGTCAACTCCGAGGCACCAAGGCGGACCTGCTGGCCATCATCAGTCAGGTGCTCTGGCAGGTGGACAATGAGGCAGCACTCTCGACCCGGGTGACCCGGGTACTGTTCTGATGTCGATTCTCGACCAGTGGGGAAACCCGACCACTCCGCGCCGATTCGCTCATGCAGCGAGCCGCAACGCCTATCGAGGAGTGAACCTCAGACAGCCGGATGCCGGGGTGGATACTCTCATCCCGATGGGAGACAGGAAGACGCTGTCTGCTCTCTCCCGCCGTCTGGTATTTAACCAGGGCCCGGCCAAAGAGGCGATCAGGCAGAAGGCGAGCTACAGCGTGGGCAGCGCATGGAATCCAATCTACAACGGAGAGGACGCGGCGGCAGGACAGGAGGCAGCATCCTGGTTGCGGAATGTCTGGTTTCCGCTTTGCGATGTAAGAGGAGGCGGCCACGACTGGCGCGAATTCCTGGAGGTTGTCAGCAAGTGCATGGATCGGGACGGCGAGAGCTTCGTTCTCCTGACTCAAAGCCGAGAAGGATTCCCGCAGCTTCAACATATTCCGAGCTACCAGGTCTGGAGTCACTCACGGGAGCACTACGTCGGAGGCGGGAAATTCCGGGGGCACGCGATCGATGATGGCGTGATCTACAACAAGCGCGATCGTCCGGTGGCATACCGGGTGAATAAGGACTCGGACGGAAAGGAGTTCCGCGACATTTCATCGCGTGACATCATTCACGTTTTTGACTCCGAGTTCCCGGAGCAGCGTCGTGGCTTCCCAGCCTTCAGTGCCAGTCTGGACGACATGAAGAATTCCATGACGAGCAGTCAGTTGGAATCCGTCCGCCAGAATATCATCTCATCTCTCTACCTGGTGGAAAAATCGTCGCAGGGACCAGACCCGGACGATCCAGCCTGGTCCGGTGACATCGACACGACCAACGACGAGGCTGTTCTATACGAGCAGATCGCACCAGGCATCCGCCACATATCCGCCGATCAGGACATCGATGTCATCAAGCACGAGAACCCGGGGTCAGTCTGGAGCGACTTCCAGGACAGAATTCTGAGGGCCGCCCTTGCCGGTATGGGCTGGAGTTACAGCCTGGTGATTCAGCCACCTGGTCAGGGCACGGCTTGCCGGGCAGAAGTGGTCCGGGCGCGAAAGGCAGTCGAAGCC